TGTTATCAAATTCAATTTCTGTACATATAAGTTTTTCTATATTCATTTATAACACTTCCTTTTCTTTTATTAATTCCATAAATTTTAAATACTTGAATAGTTTTGATGGACTAAATGCACTTGCTTTTAATGTCTTTAGATTGTAAGTCAAGCTATCGTCTAGTCCCTTATTTATTAAGTGCAGACACAATTCACTACAGAAATATTTATCTTTATGTTCTATTCCTAGCTCCAGTAATTGAGCTAAAAATATTGCCCAATAATCGTAACCTTTTCCCTTTAATCTTTTAAACTCTTCTAACACCATTCGTATTTCAATATGACTGTCAAGTTCATAGATATCCATATTTTCCTTGTAGACAAAAGGCTTTATTCTCACACCACCTGGATTTGACAAATACACATAGTCATTATATACAAACTCACAATGACTATATTTTCCAAGTGTTCTAAGTGATATTAATAAACCAACAATTGTTTTTGGCTTGTGGAAACTGATATATAATCTGTCTTTTTGTAATTTCATTGAACTCCTCCTGTTTTATTTCTCCCACAACTTTTCAAATTCTTCTGCTGCTTTATAATTTTTCAAATCCTCATCAGATAAATTCACAAGACTTTCTCTTAACACTGTTTCAGTATGCATAGCCTTTGTTGTCTGTTCTGTCATTATTTTTGACAGTTCCAGTACATCCTGCATTGTTAAAGTTACATATTCATCTGTTCTATCCTTGTTTTTAAATTTCCATCCATCAAATGTTGCCTTTTTAGTAGCCATCATCATTGTTACAATATTGTTTAAATTGTTTTTATCAAGTTCCCTGTTACGCTGCAGATATTTTTCTTTGTATATAAATTCTTTTTCTGAATGCTCTGTTTTTAACTCAGACAGTTCCCGTTTTATTTGCTTAATCTTAAAATCTCTATTAAATACTATCTTTCCATCTTTTATTGTTTCACATTCCTTTAATTTTACAATTTTCCCGCCTACAAAATAGTTATCAGGAGCAATCTCTACTGCTTGAAAAGGGATTTCTTCAACAATATCTCCAGACATTGTTGGAGCCAACATTGAAGCGTCTGCATTTGTGCTAAATACTAAATGTGTATCTTTGTTGTACATAACTTTTAAGGTATCTTTATCAAACTTCTTAAGTTCTTCGTACCAATCTTTATTGTCTTTATCAAATATCCCATAATACTTAAAACCATCTTTCAATGTTATTAATTCTACTCTATCCACTATAAATTTCATTATTTTACCTCCTTTTATCCAAACGGTGTGTTATACCAGTTCTGTCCTCCACCGCCACGTCTTACCTGTAACGCTCTCATCTGTACCCAGAAATCCTGGTTAGATGGTTGTGTCTTTATTCCTGTTACAACATATCCTCCCCTTTCAACTGCACCATAATTATGTCTTACCAGTTCTATAAATCCTACTAATCTTACATCTCTCACCGTGTCATTATCACTTCTCCAGTAAAGGTCTGTAGTTCTGTTGTATGTGTCATTTGCTTTTGCCCATAGATTTTGTCTATCTGCATCCATGCTATTCATTCTAATATCTCTTGTCACCATATCATGGTTATCCATAATTTCACACCAGTTTCCTCCATTTCTGTGAGGTACTTTATAATAAGCCCTACCACCATTCACATGGAAACAGCCCATATAATCTCCATTTTCAAGATACATATATAGATGTCGTGGCGCCCAACAGTCGGTATTATTACCTCTTAGTACAAAGTCAATATTATTAGTATTTCTATACCCTTTTGCAAACGGAATATATGGCGACAAATCAGGCTTTGGTGCAATCTCTTTAATTTTTGCATATGTTATTATTCCGGGATCTGTTTCAGTTGCAAGATCTGTTTTTTTTACTCTATTTTCAAGTTCATCATTTATTATTTTGTTGTCCTCAACAAAATCTATCCGTTTTGGATATTCACTTCCTATCCACTGATTAAGGCCCAGTGTTGTTTTTTTCTGTGCTGGCATTTTTTACCTCCTATTCCTTATATTTTTCTCTCTCTTCCCATGTCAGATTTAAACTGTCCCAAGCGTCCCATGTCTTGTTATATCTGTCAAATTCATCCCAAGTCATGTAACTATATATAAATTTAAACCCTAAATGCGCTGGTTTCACCCTTTCAATTGCTTTGATAAATCCATCCATATTCGCTGGGATTCCGTAAATTCCTATAAATTTGATATAAAAGAAATATTCATTATTAACTTCTATAACATCACATTCACCACCGCTAAACACTTCTGCCATTGTTTTAAGCATTTCAATTGTTGTTGTTTTTCCAGCTTGCATTTTTGCTATTATGTTTTCTCTTCTAGCTTCATTTGACAGAGATATATCTGTTGTTATATCAAATATATGTTCCCAATTTTCAAGGCTCCATGTCGAACTCTGAATAAATTTTTGTCTCAAAATTTCTTTCAAAAACTCTTCTTCATCTACAACATCTTCTATTGCTTTTTGCAAATTCACAATCTCTTCAACTTTTCTATAATACTTTGGCATGTATTTTATTAACTTTTCCATTACATCACCTCGATTTTAACTGTTCCAAAAGTAGGCACATCCTCTGCTCCTAGAGTTATATTTATAATTCCATTATTCATTTTAAAATCAAGATAATCCTTTACTCCAGTCACATTTAAAAGGATATTTCCAAGCTTTGCATAGCTTAGATAATCATCTTTAAAAGCTGATTTTCTGAAGTATTCTATTACTTTCTTTTTAAATTCCTCATTTACTTTTTCAATCGTTGTTTCTGTTCCAATCCTAACTTTCCCAGTAAAATTGACAATCTTAGAAATTGCAGCATTATAAGTGACAGTTGCACCAATCGGCCTTTGTTCTTCTACATAATCTTGTACATTTTTTAAAAGCTGTGTTCCTGGAGCTAGTCCATTGACATCCATTAACACTAATTTCACGGTGCCATTTCCGTTCCATAATGGAAATACTTTCACTCCGCCTATTCCTGGAACGGCCAAGCACCATTGCCTATAATGATAAATATTACCTGATGTTGCTGGCTCTCTAACTTTTATAAAATATCTTGTCCTCAGTTCTTCATCAGTTTCTGCATCGTATCCTTCTTTAAATTCTTTTAAATTAGTTACTTTAGTAAGACCCTGTATTGTGACAGGGAAATACTTTATCGCTCCAATTCCTACATTGCATCCACTTCCTTTATCAACTGATTTAGCCGAAACAACTACTTTTTTTGTAGCATCTATAACTTTCTTTTCAGTCGTTTCAAAAATAAAAGTATCACTACTTATTTTGGTTCCGACTTCAACAACTGTTCCTGCTTCTCCTTCTATTTGGACTTCTCCAACGGAATTTACTGCTTCTCTTCTTGAAAGCCCTACTGTTGCTACAATCTTCTCAAGAAAAATTCCCTCAGATGTATCAGCAAATCCCATTTTATGCACATAATCTACAATATCTCTAAAATTACTAAATTCAATTGAAATAGGTGCCAGATTATCATAAAATAATCCACCTTCAGTTTTATCATAATCAGAAGGCAAATTATTTAACATGCTATTCAATATTTCTTCTGCCGTTTTCTTAATTATTACCGTCAACTTAAAAACGCCTCCCATTCAAACGATTCAAAATTATCTAATATTACTCGAAATTTTGTTTTCAACCTGTTCCTTTCCATTATTGCTTCAAAGTCTTCAATTTCTGAAATTTTTGGATGTTTTTTCATTTCCTCTTCAATTTCTCTTTCAAGTTCTGCATATAAAAAAGGAGTAGGAAATCTCTTGCCTAATAGCATTTCTTTATATCCTAATCCATATGTTTTATATATTTTATATTTGTATTTTTCAGTTAATAATTTCTTTTCAATCCACATCCTTATACTTCTTATGTCATCCGTTTTTATTAATCCTCCATCCTTTTTAAGCATTTTTCCTTCAGTAAAATCAACCAGAAATGTTTTTCCAAGTGATGACTCTTTTTCCAGTTCTTTTATTTCATTTTCGCCAATAAATTTAACATTTGGAAACATCTACATCACTCCTTATTTTCAATGACATCACATATAAAATACATCTGCTCGCTTGTCGTTGGAATTACATATACTTTCTGTCCTTCTTCAAGCTGATAAGTTACTTCAAAATCAAATTCCACATCAACATCAGACCATTTTAATTCATCCGTAGTTTGCATTGTTCCATTTAATTTGATTGTTCCTAAATTACTTCCTTTTAATTTCCCTGTCCCTTTTGCTTTATAATGCTTTGTTGTGAGTCCTCGACTTACATAAATTTGTTCAGACTCTAATATTATTAAACCTTCCTTGATTTTCACTCTCAGAGGACTTGTTGAAATCACGATGCCTTCCAGTACTCCCATGGGCATGACGTTATCTCTATCTTTAAATGCTTTGGCAAATTCATTTTCCCAACTCATTTCTTTGCTCCTTTTTTATTATTTTTGTCTTCACTCTTTTTATCCTTATCTCTCTTATTTTTTTTACCTTTTTTGCTTTTTTTACTGTTTTTCTTTGCCGCTTTTTCTGCCTTGGCCTGTTCTTTTGATTTTTCCTTGTCATAAGCTTCTGTTGCTTCTTCTATTTCGTTCTCAATGTCACTTTCAGAATATTGAATTAAATTTATACTGCATTTATGGTTATTATTTTCAAGACTATGTTCACAATCTTTGATTAAATACTCTCCATGTAGATAGAGATTATCATTCTCAAGTTCCACAATTCGGCCAGCTCTTAATTTTTCATTTCCAAGTATTGTCAAGCTGATTTCCTCATTTATTCTGTTAAGTCTTTTAAGTTTATTATTTGCTATATTTTGAGCATTTCCTTTACTTTTTTCATCAAATTTTTCTACTTCCTGCAGTAATCCAAATTCTTTAATACTTGCATCATCTTTTGCTTCTGCTACTATTCTTTGAGTTTTTTCATCTCCACTTATAACTATTATTTTATTTTTTAAATCAGCAATGCTTCTGTTATAGCTTACGCTATTTAAAAAATCTGTTGCTTTTACCAGATTATTTTTGCTCAATTCATAAGTACTATCAATTATTATTTTTTCATAAGGGCTTATTTTTACAGTTGATTTTTCCATTTCAAACACATATTTCTTTTTGTTTTCAGCTGTATTAATATTAATGATATCCTTTATTATTTCACTTACTGTCTTATCATTATAAATTTTAGTAATCACACTTGTTAATCCTGAAATTTCTACATTTATACCAAACTCAGCACATAATTCTTTTATTGCATTTTCACTGCTGATCTTGTTAAATTGCTTAATAGTAGTTGACTTGTTAAGCCAAAAAGCATAATCATATGCTTTGAAACTTCTTGTATTATTCCCATTGTCTTCTTCAACTATTATTACCTGTGTAATTATTTCATTGCCCTTGAATAAAGATAATCCACTTCCCAGTGTTATATTATCTAAAAAATTAAAATTCTTATCATTAAAATTATCCGGCAAAGTAAATGACATTTCCAATCCAAGAGTATCAATACTATCACTCCATTTTAAACCCGAAACAAAAGGCATTATATCCAATCCTTCATCCGCTGATACAAGCTTGAAATCCATTTTTCATTACCTCCTGCCATTTCTTTTGCTTTATTCATTGCCTGCTGTTCTATTTCCTTCGCTTTTTTTACTACTTTTTCTTCAAATTCAGTCAACGGCTCTTTTCCCTGTGGTCTTTTATATTCAGTAACTTCAAGACTATACGGAACATCTCTTGCTCTGTCTGAAATTCCATGCTGGAAGTTATATCTGCATTCCATATTCAGCACAATCTTAAATTTACTGATTATAATTACTCTGACAGGCTCATTTTCATCCCTGTATTTTTCAAAAAATTTAATATAAAACTTAGGATTAGGGACACTTCCTATTTCCATCCAGTGATATATTTTATTTGGAAAAAAACTTTCAATTTCAAATTTTCTTAATCCTTTTTTCCCAATCAAAAGCAAAGAACCTTTATCCACTGTTTCAAATTCTTCATCAGACAAAGACTGATTTATTATATGAATATGTGGAACTACAGGGAGTATTGCATATTCATTTCCTTTTTTAAACATAACCTTCATATTTTTACTCCCTTCTACTACATATTCTTATAAGCTCCCATTACTTTTGCTACAATTTCATTTCCTACATAGTCAGCATATTCCTTATTTCCAATAACATTTCCTTCAATCGTAACATTGACTAAAACATTTGGTTTTTCAGATTGTTTCTTACTCTGTTCATGACTTAAAATTTCCGTTCCATTTGGCAATACCGCTACTTCATTTCTTTTATTTTCATTTATTTGTGTAATTCCACCTTTAAAATAAGATGTTCCAAGAGCTTTTCTTCCAGGAACAAGCCCGCCTGAAACACTATTTGCCTGCACATTTACACTTTTATTTTCTGCCTTTGTATTATTCCAGTTCATCAATTTTTGTATTGCTCCGCCTATTGAATCTTTTACTTTATTAAAACCACCTATGACTGCATTTATTCCACCCATTAAGCTATCAAAAGCACCCTTTACAACATCTATCGCAGGCTTTAAAAAATTCATAAGAGAATTCCATAAAGCAGTTGCTCCAGCTTTTACAGTATCCCAGTTTTTATATAATGCTATTCCTATTACAATTAACGCTGTTATTGCAATTATAACTACCGCAATTGGATTTGCGGTCATTGCTGCATTCCATGCCCATTGAGCAACCGTCATTGCATTAACAGTTGTTGCTCCACTTGCTAAAACTGCATTTTTCACTACTTCTGCTGTTGTCATTGCCATAGTATAAGCTTTTTGAACTGCCATTGCTGTTTTATAAGTAGCAAATGCTCCAACTACAGTAGCTACAATAGGAGCTATTTTATCAAAATTTGTAACTATAAATCCTACTGTTTCAATTGTAACTTTTCCTAATCCAAAAATAGTTTCTTTTATCTGTTCAAATTGCGGTTGATTTTCAGTAACAAATGCTTTTCCTTTGTCAATTAACTGCTGAAACTGTTCCCGTATTGAAGGCAATTGCGACATAAACCACGATGAAAATTCAGCCATTACTGGTAAAACAACCGCACCAACCTCTTCCTGAAAGTCTCCAAAATCATTTTTCAATTGCTGTATTCTCCCCTGATCGGTTTGTGCCATAGCCTCATTTACACCACCTACTTTTTGTTTCAGTAAATCAGCAAGTAAAGCAGCTTTTTGAGTTTCCGTTCCAGACTTCATTATTTTTTCTTGATGTTTATCTAAAACGATTCCTGCTTTTTTCAATGCTCCAGTTTGACCGCTCATAGCCTTTCCTATAAGCTTTCCATAATTAGCCATATCTTCACTTGTTACATTAAGTCCCTTTTCTTTAACTGCTAAATCCGCTATACTCGGAAGTAATTTTTTTATTGAATCTGACTGCAGCCCAAAAACTCCAACACTTGTTATTCCTGCTTTTAAAACATCATCTTCTACAACTCCTCTACTCTGTAGAGTTGAAGTATAATTTTCTAAATCTGTTATCTGTTGTTTAGTCATTCCTTTAGTATTCTGTAAAACTGATGACATTTTAGTTGTCTGCATTTGAGCTTCTTTGTAGGCATCGACTGACTGTTTTATAAAAATTCCTGTCGCAGCTAAATTTACTCCAGTTGCCACAGCAATTCCTTTCACTCCTGTTTTTACCATTCCAGACACCAATTTTTTTATATTTCTTACTCCCATTTTAAAGCTTCTTTCAGTAGCTTTTGCACTTGCTGTAGCTTTTTTAAGCGGAGCTGTAAACTGATCCTTTAAATTCAGAATGACATTAATACTTCTCGACATCTTATGCACCTCCCATCATTTTCTGAAGTTTCTTAGATTCAAGTTTAATATGGAATTCCATGCTCTCATAAAAAAAGATTTTCTCCAGAGTACTTAAATTTAACAAATAATCCAAAGAAAATCCCTTCTGAAGATAATAAGAAATCAAAAATGTATCTCCATCATTCTCTATGAGTTTTTTATACCATCTCCAATTTCATTTTCCTTATTTTCTTCTTTTTTTTCTTCATATTTCCCAAGTCCATATAAAGATAATATATAAGTCGCAAATTTCCCAACTTGTCCTACATTATTATCAAATATATTTAAAACAATATCATAAGGCTCAACACAGTTAAAAGCTTCCTGTAACTCTTTTTTTGCAAAATCTGGGCAATGCCTGTAGATTAGTTCAATATTTCCTCTAAGTCCATTTGTTGCTGCATTTTCTTCCGTTTCAATTTTATCTAAAATTTCCATTACTTTATATGGACTTATTTTTTTTACCATTATACTTCCACCAAGAAATTCCGACTTGTATTCCTTAATCTGCTCTCCATTTTCCCTTCTTGCTTTCAATTCTAAAAAATCACTTAATCCCAGTCGTTTCATTTTTTTCTCCTTCCTAATCAATTGAATCTATATAGTTATAATCTGCAAAATTAAAAGGAACTTCTTCCTCAATTATTTTTTTATTTTCAAACTGCATTACCATTAGTTCATTCAAGGTAACATCTAGTATTTCCACTCTTTCTGCTCCGTACGCAGTCGGATCAGCTAAAGTTGCAACAATTTTAATTGACGGAAGGTTTCCAGTTCTAAACCCTTTTGCAACTAGCTTACTTACCCTGCTATCTATTTTAGTAGTTACTATTGTTCCTTCACCTGAAAAGCCTACATATCTTTTTTCAGTTCCAAATTTTCCTGGAATATTTACATCTTCATATTCAGCTGAAACTTTTGCTTCAAATGATTTTACATTCATCCATTCGTCATCGTTGACCCATACTTTACCAAAATTTCCTCTGATAACCCTGTTCGTTTCCATTTTATTTGCCATATTTTCCTACTCCTTTCATTAAAACATGTGGATTGTAAATTTAAAGTCTTCCACTGCATTTAATATTTTGATATTTCCAAGCATAAATACTTTCTTTTTAAATGTCAGTTTCTTAATTTCTTCATCTGTCATTTCATTGACTTCTGTTTTCCCAACTCCTAGCCACGCCAGTTTTTGAGATTCAATATCTACTTCAGCTCTGTTATTATACTCAGGATCTAAAATATCTTCACTTGTCAGCTGTCTAAAGTATGAGTTTACTGCAGAAAAGAATAATACTTGATTGTCATATTTATTCTTATATTTACCAATCCATTTTTTAAATGCTTCTCTAATATCATCTGTAATTAAGTCCATAGACTCTATTATGATAATATCTTGCATATCCTCTGTAATATCCTGCGTTATATCCTTTAAAGAAGTACATGCTCTAGCCACTTTCACATCATCTTCATCTTTAATAAGACAGAATCCACCATTATCAATAACTGTATCAATATTTTCAAAAATAGATACATCTTCTAAATTTCCACATAAAAAATTAGTAGCAGATCTTGTCATTGGTAATCCGGCCAGAAGACCAAGTAAAGTAGGTACATATTCATTTCCATTTTTTTCACCTCTTGCAGTATCTTTGAATTTAACTTTTTCATTCATAAAATTCACTACATGCCTACAATTAGTATTTGTTCCTTTATACACTACCGCTTTATAAGTTTTTCCTAATCTTTCCTGTTCCTTTATCCATGTAACTATATCATCATGATCTGCTTGCAAAGCCGACGGAGTTCCCAGCCAGTTTACTCTTTCCTTTGTCACTAATTTTAAAGCATCAGCCATTTTTCCTTTTACTCCTGTTCCTATTCTAAATATTTTTACCTTTGCAGGAGTAAATTCAAAACAATCTTTTAAAAATCTATAATTTTCAGGAGTCCAATCTGATTCCTGTATTTCTGTATAGCTTTTATAAACTTTAGTGACAATACTTTCATTTGTATCATCCCTTATTATTATTCCAACTATACCCTGTTGACTACGCTTAACTGCAGTCACTGCCTTTTGTTTGAATAATATCAAAATACTTGGCAATCCCATAAATGCACCTCTTTCTAATTAAATTTATATTTCATTTGAAATCCTTCGGCCAATTCTTCTTTTTTTTCTATTTTTACTGAATTATCAAGGATGACTTTAGTTTTAATTTCAAGTTCTTCCATATTTTCAGTGTTAATATCATTTAAAATTTCTTCCAGTGTCCTTACTTCAAATTCTCCAATCAGAATTCCATCAGTAACATTGAAAATAATTTCATCAATGTAAATAAAAAAAGCTCCTTTAATCTTTAAATGACTAAAAAAAGCCTCTTCCAGTTTTTCCTGAATTTCAAGTAATTCAATTTTATTTTTCTCTCTGTTTTTTGAGAAATAATATATTCTGACTATAAAATTACGTTCTTTCATGCTTTGCATGAATGCTGAAGTTTTTAAATTATCTATCGCCGTTCTGACTGAAGGTCTTTCAAATTCCTCTTCTAAATTCTTACTATCTACATTCATTTGTAGACTTTCATTTATTTTTTTGTTAATAGCTAACATAATTTCCTTCAAGCTTATCATTATTCCACCTTCAAATTATCCAGCATTTCATCAATATCTTTTGCAAATTCCTCACTAAATTCCTCTTTTATTCCGTCCAAAACATGATATCCTTTGACAAATCCAACTTCTTTTCCAGACTTTGTAACCATTCTGTGACCATATTCTATTAGATGTGCGTGAGGTGCTGAATTATAAACTCTTACAGCATCCTCATCTCCTGCATATTTATATACCTTTCCACGTTTAAATCCCTTTATATAGTTTCCAGTCTTAGTTTTTACCAGTCCTTTTGCTTTTCCTACTACTTTTCTTCGAAGTTTATTACCACTTTTCTGTAGCATTTTCTTTACCTGCTTTGGATATTCTTTTGAGCATATTTCAACCATTTCCTTTGTAAATTCATCAAGTCCTTCTATTTCAACTGACATTATTCATCAATCCTCCTGCAGAACACTTCAACAAATTCTCTATTAGTAAAATCTTCATTCCAATAGATGACTTCGTATTTATTGTTTTTATGCATAAAATACCAGTCTTTTTTTATTTCTGAAATAGACTGCTTTCTGAAAGTTAGTCTATAAGTTTGTTCATTATATTCTGTATCTGCAGCAGTTTTCGTTTCCTTATTTCCCTGAGATACTATTTCACAGTAAGCATTTTTGACAAACTTTCCTATCCTATCTTTTTCAGCAAGTTCATTTTCTGTTTCTATCATTCTATAGACTGATACTTCATGCCTTAATTTTGTACTCCTGTCTCTCATTTTATTCACTCCAATACTGCAACTGGGAAATCATTGAACGAATCACATAAGAAAAATCTGTTGTATCTTTTTTAGCCTGACTTCTGTTGTCATATAATTCCTGAATAAGAACTAATTGAACCATTTCAGCTTTTGCTTTGAATTGTTCATTTTTTATTTTCTTATCAAAATTATCTATGGCATCTTTTAGATAACTCTCTGATATTAATATAAAATTATCTACCAGAGAATCATCATAATCAAGTCTAAGATATTGTTTTACCTTTTCCTTATCCATGAATTAGTACCTCCTAAGAAGTTGCTAATTCTAAATAAACCATTGCAGCTTCATCTACTTTTTTAACATCAAATCTTTCTATTGCTCTCATATAAGTTGCATTTTTAGTAAATCCTGCTTCAGAGGATACCGCTAATTCAAGTCCTTCTCTGTCAAAGAACGATACAAATTCTGTTAAATCACCTACAAAAACTGGTGCTTTTGTTGTATTCATCGGCAATAAAGCATCAGAAAGTACAATAACTGGTCTCCCTTTATATGTCTTTTGTGTAGTATTTTGCAGATTTATTTCCAGCAAAGGTCTTCCTTGTTTATCATCCAGATTATCTAAAAAATTAAATCCTGTCTGATTTGTTATTATGATTGCATTCTGAGATATTGCAGGATCTAAATCTACATTTAAGGCTGTATTTACTACTTTAATATTTGCAGCAGGTTTTGGAGTTAGTCCTTTTAGCAACGCTATTATTTTCTTATTTTCTGTATTTACTGCTTTCTTAACAAATCTTCTACCTATATATGCTGACAGATTAACATTTTCATCTGAAAGCAAAGTATTTGATATAGGAATTATATCTCCATAATCTGATGTTGTATATTTAACCTGTCCAAAATCTACATCAGACTTATTTATTTCATTCAGTTCCTCAAATGATATAAGCTCTCCTGTATTGCCTTTTTCAATCGGTAAAGTTCCAGTCAATGAAGTTACAGGCACTACATTACATAATCCTTTTAACGAAACAAGTTCCCTTCTTAGTTCTTTTATTTCATTGAACTGTTCTACTGGCACTAGATATCCACCTTTTCCGTCAGTTGCTTCTACCTGTCCAGGTGTTCCTGCCGCATTTAAAAATTCTCTTTCTTCTTCTGTAACGCTTTTTCCTAACAACATTTTATTAAAAATTCTATTTACGTTCATTTTATCTTCCCTTACCTGTATTTGATTTCCATTGAAATTTTGCACTTCATCTTCTTCCAATGCTTCCTGTACTGCAATTGCATTTTTAAGCTCTGTTAATTCACTTAATTTTGCATGCGCTTCATCTATTTTTCCTTGATCCTGCAACCCTTTTATTGTGTTCTTCAATTCTTCAAGTTTTCTTTTCATTTCTATTGATTTTTTCATTTACATCATCCTCTCTTTATAAATTTAATGCTATTTCTATTTCCTTTATTTTTTTACTGTTATCTAAAATCGGTTTAGTTGCTGTTTTAAAATTTTCCGGTAATTTCTTAAAATTTTTAGGATATTCTCCAGCACAGTTTAGTATTTCCTGTTTTTTTCCTACAGTTACAGCAAAATAATCACTTGCTTCTTTTCCTGTCAGCCATGTCTCAGCATCTATCATTTCAGTTATTTTTTCTTTTTCTACGCCTTCCAATGTTTTCTTTAAGTACGTATTTGTAATTCCCTCCTGTATTGTGTCAAGAGTTTCTGCAATGTTTCTGAAGTCATTAGCATCACCACTTGCCACAGTACTTGGCTTATGAATCATTAAAAAAGCATTTTCAGGAATTTCTATTTCATCACAGCCAAAAGCAATTATACTCGCTCCGCTAGCTGCTAAACCATCCACTATTGCCTTTGTTTTTCCATCATGCCTTGCTAACATGTTTGAAATTGCAACACTTGCAAAAACATCACCTCCACCGCTATTTATATATACGTTCAAATTTTTACCCTTACACTCTTTCAGCAACTCTCTCACATTTGAAGGATATGTATTCTCATCCTCACCCCATGACCAGCCTTTCCAACTGTCATCAAGGATGTCTCCTGTGATGTACATGTCAACTGAAGTTTCTGTAGAATTTTTAAACCTTAAAAACTCACTCATCATTTTCACCTCCCTTCAAATATGCATTACCTACATTTTTCAATTCAACATAGCTTCCATTTACAAGAATCTTTTCACCATCTGCCACTTTAGGAAGTCCCGCATAAGTTCTTGCTTCGTTGATAGTGTATATTGAGCCTGAGACATATTTTGTTATACTCTCGGCTTGTGTTTTCAGGTCTCCTCTCAATATGCTAGCTACATTAAATTCAAATCTTAATCCTTTTTTTCTTTCTTCCTCCGAAAGCATCTTATAGTTAAATTCCTCTTCGTACTGATTCAGAATAAATAGGAGTGTATCAATATAAAAAGTCAAGTTCTGCATTTCACTGTTAGCATAGCTTGACTTATCATAGTTATTTAAATGATTTGGTTTAACACCAAATGCCGCTGCAATTTGTAAGCTTGTAAATTTTTTCAGTTCATAAAATTGTGAATCCGTCAACTTAAGATCCAGGGGAACTAAATCCATTCCAAGCGGTATTGGAATAATTCCTCTACTGTCATTTCCAGAAGCAAAATTGGCTAGTTCATTTACAAGCATTGCTTTCTTTTTACTGTCAAAATCTCCAGTATATTTCAAAATTGCTTTTGCAGTAAGGCCCTTTTCGTATAAGTTGTTTAAGTACTGTTGACTTATTTTAACGCCTTTCAGTGTACTCGCCAAAGTTTCTCTGATTGATTTACCTACAAGGCCATCTTCACTCAGTCCACCTTTAAAATGCAATATTTCTTTATCCTCAAATATATAAGTCTTCCCGGTTTTAGGTGCTAAATATCTATAATACATTTTGTTTCCTCTTTGAAAGATATCTGCATTATCAATCAGTATTTGCATATTTCTACTTTCAAGCGGATATATTCCTTCCAGCTTTCCATTCTTTTCATATTGCAAATAAGCATAAGCATTTCCAGAATGATTTCTGTGATATTCTATCAAAGCCTTAAAAGTCGTAGGCGTCATGAACTTATTAGGTCTGACTTTTAACATCTGCAAGCTATCATGATCATATATCCTATTATTATCACTATCTTTTAAATTGATTGATAATTTCCCTATACTTTCACTTAAAACTTTCAGACATGTAAAATATGTTATTTCACTTAAATCTTTTCCAGCAGATATATTTTCACCTCTTAAAAAATTACTTATTTCTCCTGATATTTCTTTTTCACGTTCATTATTTTCTTCTTTATTCAGTATATTTATTGCTTTTTTTACTATCCATTTATCTAGTATTCTCAAATATTTCACCTACTTTCCTTTTATCATTTCAAACCAGTCATCAAATTCAGAATCAGCACTGTATTCATTTCTATTTACTAACATTATTTTCCATGAATCCATGACAGCATCCACTGGATCTATTCTATATTTTTGAGCCTGTTTGTCTATCTTTATTTCTCCAAAACTATTGCTTGTTGTTGTTGCATTAGCAATACTCCATTTCAGTAAATCATTTTCTTTATCATATAAAAGCTGATTAGCTTTTACCGAAAGCTGGAAATCTACTGTTGCATCATTTAAAGATTTTGCTGACTGTTTTATTTCTGTCAGATCGCATGCTAAAAATTCTAAATCTTGTAAAAATACACTTGCATTGTGATTATCATAACCAACCTCTTCAATCTTAATTTCATACTTTTCAATCAGTTCTTTCAAATGATTTATTATAAATTTATAATCGGTCTTTACTCCAAAAGCTCCACTTGTCAATGTCAACAGTCCTTTATTTACCCACATTCGATATGGAACATCATCTGTTTTTTCATGTTCAGCAAGTCTTAATTCCGGCATAAAGGAATGAGAATAAATATATATTTTTTCATTTTCCAGCGGAAATGCAAGAGCTATACTTGTCAAATCTCCCCCACTCGATAAATCTAATCCAAGATAACATTCCTTGCCTTTCATGTCTTCTATAGTTAAATCACTTTCACATTCTTTGAATTTCTGTAAGTCAACAAAACCACCTACTCCATTTGTCACCCAATAATTAAGATGTTTTGTCATAAAATTCAGAAGATCTGCTCCGCCTTTTTCTTTTGCTTCAATTGCTTTTTCAGCAAGTCTTGCAACCATATCTTTATTGATTGTATTATCTGAATTAAAAAGCAAGTATGGATTGCTCTTTGCCCAATTGTTATAATCCCAGATATCATCGTCTTTATCCATTTCACAGATAAAAATAAAAAGTGATTCTTTATCAATCACTTTCTCCAATACTTTTTCACAGAATTTATATTGTTCAAAACAGAATCCATTCAGATTAAATCCTGCAGTTGTTATTGCTAATGTCAAAGCTCCGTCAACATTAATTTGACCGTCAAGCATTAACTTGTACATCTGATTATTCGGATGTGCATGAAGTTCGTCACATATGGCCAAAATACTTCTAAATCCATCAGCACTCTTCGTATCTCTCCCAAGCGACTTAATAACATTCCCTGTAACAAATGATTTTATCGTTCTTTCATGCTCTGTAATTTTGTACATTTCCTGTAAATCATTATCACTCCGAATAAACTTTGCTATTTCATCCCAAACTATATTTGCCTGTTCCTGTTTAGTTGCTGCACAAAATATCCGTCCTAATTTATATCCTGAAAATGTTGCAAATTGATTTGCCATTGCTCCCGATAAAATTGATTTTCCATTTTGTCTTCCAACTTGAATATAAGCTTCTCTAAATCTTCGTTCCTTTGTTTTCTTTTTAACCCAGCCAAATAAAGATCCTATTATGAAATTTTGAAATCCTCTTGTACTAAGCTTCTGTTGTTCTTCACCTTCACCAATCACCAATTCATTGATTATATTTATTGCTTTTTCAGCAAGTTCCTTATTAAATTTATAATCAAAATTCTTTTTCTTCAAATCTTGCAAATGCCTTTCACATGCTAGGTATTCCTTTCTTCCTGCTATCTTTTTACCTTTTACAACCAATTTTGCATATTCTGTTGTCCTATCCATTTTTAGCACCTTATAAATATTTTAAATATTTGTTAGTGCTGCTCTCTTCTTTTTTCGGCACTATCAGTTTTAATCTGTCTGTTGTTGCAAGTCCAAGTTTAGTAGAGCATTGCATTATTTGCTTCACATATTTTTCCTGTGCAGAAAGTAAAGGATGCACTACCTGAAATTTATCGTTAGCAGTTTTCCTGATACCTAAATATCCAGTTTTTTGAATTTTTTCAGTTATATCTACATAGCAATCATAAGCATTGCAATACATAGCCAATATTCCTAGATCTAAATTGTCAAGTAACTCAACATGCCCTGCTTCTTCGACAACTCTATTAAATTCTTTTTTTCCATTTTCACTCAACCAACTAGGAGGCTCTGCAAGATGTTCACGTCCTACTTTTATTTTTTTCTCCTGTTCCAGTCTAGCTTTTATCTTTTCTTTTCCTATTTTTCCTTTGCTTATACTTACCACTTTTCGAGGCCTTCCTGCCATTTCTTCCACCTCCTAATTGAATAAATTTTCATTTTTGGCATTTTCTCCTGAGAATGGGGGGGATGCGGTCTTGAGCAAAAATCGAAAAACTTTTTTTGCCACCCCTCATTAATTTTTTTTAATTTTTAATAAATAATTAAATAATTTTGTTTGCAGAGTTTTCTTTTCTTCTTTTGAACGGGCATAGACACTATGAATAAAGTTGTGTGTCTTATGACTAACATAGATAAGATTGTCAATGTCAAATTTCTTCCCAGCATCATCTTCAACTGGGATGATGTGATGACTCAGTTCTCCTTTAACTATCTTATTATTCTCGTAGAGTTCATAAAGGTCTAAGCCATTGCATTTGCTTTTGCATAATGTCGTTAGCCTACCCCATTCCTTAGAATGATAGAATTGCTTAGCCTTTTCATTTCTATTGAATCTGTCATACTCTCTATGTCTATTACTATTACAACCACATCTTTCGCCCTGCTTTAATTTCCTATTACATTTTATGCATACAGTCTTTAACATCTCATTCCCTTTCAAATAAAAAAGACAGTCTCTAAACTGTCTTAGATAGTCAAGTGTATGGCTCACAAAACCCACTTCAACAAAGCTATCTCAAATCTTAAAATCTCATTCTAAAATATTATAACATATTAAAAATTATATACAAGGACAAAAAAGTGACAATTTTTAATTTAATATATTTTTTAATACATCATCTGAAAAAATGATAAGTTGTAATTGTCTGATCATTTTGTTTTTATATCTCTTTGCCGTTCTTTCACTTATATTCAACTTTTCTGCTATATATTCAAAAGTCAACTCTTCAAAATATTTCATTACTATTATATCATAGTGTTTATTATTTTTGATTGTCTCCAAGGCCCTTTCAACCATATTGACAACATTTTCTATTCTTGTAATTTCTTCCTGCAACTTCTCTATCCTATTTTCAACTTTTTCTAGTTCAGATAAATATACTTTACTAGATTGCACATTAACTCCAGTTTCTCTTTTCTGAATTGATATGCCTTCTTTTTTCAAATCTTCAATAAGCATATTTTTAGAATCAATAGCTCCTTTTAATAATGATAGTTCTGATAGCAACTTCTCTGTCTTCTGGAACGGTGTCAGTTGCTTTTCTGTCTTTATCTCTTTATCATTTCTTATTTTTTCTAATATCTTTTCTGCTATTCTGTCTATATCTTTTTCGTTCATTCTACTTCCTTTCAATCAAAAAAGACCAGTTTTATTTGGTCTTTTTTTTCAATAATTCTAATGTTTCTATAATCATTGCACATATATCTATTATTTCATCAATAATATAAAAAATCTCTTTATAATTATTATAATAAACTTCTTTGTTTTGTTCAAGTTTTATCTTCTTACCTTTTATTTCTAATTCAATTGTGTTTCCTCTATTTTTTCCATTATTATGTATAGTATTTCGAATTTTGCTTCCAAAATCTAATATTTTTTTATCTTCATCTACATTCCTATTATATTTTTTTTCGTAATCTAGTTTTATTATTTTGAAAATATGATTTATCCTATCGGAAAATGATATAAATTGTTTTTTTAAAATTCTTTCTTTATTTTTTGATATTTCTAACAATATTTTTTCAGAATTTTCAAAATTTACCAAGCTTTTCTTTATTTCTTTTTCTATTTTTTCCCAATTACTTTTTTTCAATATTTCTCTTATTTCTTCTTCAAATGAAACACACGATACAGTTATTGCGTTTTCAAAGTCTGACCAAAAATCAATAAAAAAATCATATAGAAAACTTTTAAATATGTCGTTAGAATTTAAAGAAGTTGTTATGTATCTTTTTAAAAAAGAACTTTCTAACTCACCAATATATCCTTTTTGGAACATTGCTATACATAATGGAGTTAATGTCTCATTTTCATTTGACTTAGTCATTTCTTCTTTTGTTATATAATATAAAAATTTAGCAACTGTGCTTTGAACATCTTTCAAAAAATTTTTTATATTTTCATTTTGTATATTTTTTATTGCATTATCTAAAGCTACTGCATAACAAAAAAGCTTTTCTATCCATTCAAAAAAATAATATTCATAAGTATAATCTTTATTTTCAAACTTAAATTTAAAATAATTTCTCATAAAACTTCTCCTAGAATATAATAATATATATTATATTATACCCTAAGACCAAAAATATTCAATTGCCATTGTCCTATAATTTCTTTTTGAGCGAGAATAAGCAGGCTCTTTTATTCGCACTAATACTCCTTCTTAGTTCTTTCTCCCATATTTCGTTCCCAGACCATATGATGAATTTTCATAAATTCTTCTTCTGTTGCCCCTAAACGCTCTGCAACAAGTAATATGATTGAAAAATGTTCATCAACATTGTACAAAGCTGTTAAAAAATCAAGTAGTTTTATAAACTGCAAATTTTCTTGCATAAAAAATTCTTTTTTGAATCTAATATCCTTGTTTCTTATTCTGCTATCAAATCTATCATTATTGACATAACTCAAAGAAAAATGCAGCATATCGGACAATTCTTCTAATGCTCTTTGTTTATTGATTTCTTTTACACTATTTTTCCAATAGTTCCAAGCACTTTTCACTTCCTGTAAAAATTCTCCCAGTTCTGTATGATAAGCTAATCTTATTAATTCAAGATCACGTTTTCTGACAGTTACTTTCTCATCAAACTTTTTGTCCAGCATCTCCTGTCTTTTCAACAATTCCTTAATATCAAATATTTTCAACGCTTCCATTAATTTCCCTCCTCTATTCTCATTCTTTCAGCTATAAACTTTATAACATTTACTGTAACTGAATTTCCTGCCTGTTTATACAATTGACTGTCTGAATTTACTTTGCTTGCCCTTTCGAAGGTCCAATCCGGAAATGATTGTAATCTCCAACATTCTCTCGGTGTCAATTTTCTTATTTTTAAGTTATGTTTCAGAAAATTATTATACTCCCATGAACTCTTAGAAATCGTTGGGCTAAAATCAAATTCACCGCCTTTATTAAATCCATGTGCTCTCTGTAAAATTTTAGGTTCCCTACTTCCGCCCTGCATTGTATTTAAACAGGGACTAAGTCCGTTAGCTGAATACACCCTTCCTGTCTGCGGATTACCTCTAAAACTTTTAGAATCTGATATATTGCCTATCTGAATTATTCTTCCTTTTTTCTGCTGTTTATTTTCAATAATCCAACTTCCGACACCTTGACTGTTTGGATATCTTGCCGTGAGGGTATTTG